TTAGGATATGTCCAATATGTTTGTGCACCGGTAATATCGGTTTGTGAAATGCCTAAGAATGCTTTATATGCATCTGCAACAGTCACAATATTATCCATAAATGTTTTTTGATAAGCTGGAGTAATAAATACACCAACACTATCACCCACTTTAATACCAGATGTGAATGTTACCATACCACTTGCATCCAATGAACCTACTTTAATTGGTTGTTGAGTCCAATCAATACTACCATCTGCTTTAACATGCATCAATTGAACATTGTGTTGATTAATATTTGTATATGTTGATGGATATAATACTTTAATAGTAAATGCCGATGTTGCTCCTGTGACAGTTCCTAATGAAAGTGTAGATTGTGTTGTTGTTACACTTGATATGTTTGCTCCAGTTGCACTATCCAACGCATATGCTAAATCCAATTTGTGAACATTTGAATAAGAAGCGATATCTTTTAATACAAATTTTTGAGTTGCTAATGTTCCTGTAATTGCTTTATCCGTTCTTTGAACTGTCAATTGTCCAACATTGTTTCCAGTTGTTGATACATAATTCCAAGGTGTATGTCCATATTGTCCATACAAATCAGTTGTTGCTGAATTTGCGTTTGGATTGAATATATAATTTGTCCACTCATAAAAATATGTTTGAGTAGAGTTACCTTGTCCAAATGTAGTGCTGTTAGATACCATACTCATTGCTGCTGAATTGTATTGATATCTTAACCACACATATCTTGCTCTGGATGCTCCACTCACATTATAAGTTACCGTAATGGTATCACCAACTTTCAAATTAGTTGATGGTGAGTAAGATTGGTTAATTACTAATTGACTAAAAGATGATAGAGATATTAATAAAAATACCCATACCAATCCTAATAATTTTTTCATTTATTTCTCCGATAGTTTTGTGATTAGCTTGTCACAACCTTTTTTAAGTGCATTACTTAAACTTGTTTGATTGAAACTACCACCTTCGTCAACTATCAATGTGCTCATTGAAATTTCAGATGAGGACTCTTCTACTATAACTACCTTATCCTTTTTACCTTGAGATTTTAATACACCTCTCAAACGGATAACAACTTCCTCTTCACCACTATGGAAAACGGAAATATTTTTCTTTGTATTTAAAACATCTAAAAAGATGATTTGAACTGATAATTTGTTTGGTGCATTTGGAGATAAATTATATCCCTTATCTTGTAAATATTCTTCTAAAATATTCTTAACACCAAATTCTAATTTTCTATTACCAGCTAACTTACCTATTTTAACTTCGTTAGTTACACTTTCTACCCAAATTTGTTCATCTGCATTATACCAAATGTTACCTGGACTATTTTTGAATGTTCCATCAAATTTCCAGCTAAATTGATTTGCTAATGATTGTTCTTGGCCTTCCCCACCAAAAAAATGCAAACCAACTGCATATAATGAAAAACATAGTGCAAATATAACCCATGCACCAAATAAACTAAGGATACCTATTTCAAAATAGTGCTTCCAATCAATTTTTAATAACTTTGCTTTCATATGTTAACTCCTTTTACCTATATAAGTATAAAGGAACATATGATTATTATCAGATTTTTAATTTTAAGGATGTTATCAATTTCTTTTCGATACCATATTTGTTGCAAATATTAAGAATTTGTTCTCTACCATTTTTAGTTGAATATAAAATTTCCAAATAATCATTTGCTTCTTTTGTTGAACATTTATATTCTTTAACAATTAAATCAACTATCCAATCTTCATAATCATTTGCTTTCTTACCTTTAATATATTTTAAATAATATTTTTTAGGTGGAATCATATCAATAAAAAAACGATAAAAATATTCATTAGGTAGAGATTGAATATATGGTTGAACATCTGCTATCCATTCTATCCAATCAGGATTCATAGATAGATATCTTTGAATAATAAAATTACCAAAGGTTTTTTTATCATCATCAGAAATATTTTTCCAATAATTTGGATCTTGATATTCGGTTACAGCTGAGATATGGTCAAATAAACCCAATCTCTTTGCTGTAACTTCGTTTGTTTCTTTTTTAATTTTCGCCATTATCTGGTCTTAATTCTTTTGGTAATAAATCTTCTAATACTTCACCACAATCAATACATAAATAAATTTCTACTGGAATAACTTGTTCTTTTCCACTTGCACTTGCTAATGCACTTTCTTTTCTAAAATGTAATCCAGGTGAGAAAAATTGTCCTCCACATTTACATTCAATTGCGGTTGTTTTACTTAAATCTGCTGGTGCTTGTTGTGATTGCCCTAACTTGCTTAAATCCATTGGTTGCATAATATATGTTTTATCTAATTACTAATAATAAGTCCATTTCTCTACACATAAAGTAGTCCTTATCTCCTAACTTAATCTTTTGTACTGCCATTTCACTTGTTGGTAATAATACTTTATCACCTACCTTTACTGTCATAGGAACTTTAACACCACCCTGTGTATAAACCCCGTCACCCGTTGCTACTACTTTTGCAATTTTGTTATCACCTGTTTTTACTGAATCTGGGATAATAATACCACCAATTGTTTTTTCAGTAACTTCGATCTCTAATAATAATCTATCTCCAATTGGTTTTGCTAATTGAAACTCTTTACTCATATTCTTTATTTTATAATGTTAATAATTGCTATAATTGTTGCCATAAAACATATTTCTTTATCTATAACCAATGCATCTCTAAATTGTCCTTGTGATAATTCTAAGATTACATTTGCTGTATTTCCATTTGCATAATCATCTAATCTTTCGTATAATGCTGAATAAAGTTCTGCAAAATCATTTACTTTATTATCCCCCACCAATTGTCTAATTTGTCCATATGCATTTCGTTTTTCCTCACCACTTGCCAAAATATCTACAATTTTATTTTTGAAATCGGCTTGCAATATAGTTTGTCTATCTACCTTTAATTCACCTTTAGATGATTGTAATTGGCAGGTATTCATAATCCTTCTAATATCTGGATAAAAACTACTAATAATATCTGCTACATCTTTAATATCATACTTAATACTCTCTTTAGTTAAGATATCAGTTACATGAACTGCCACTTCTTTTTTAGATGGTGGATTTACTGCAAAAGTTTGACATCTACTTAAAATTGGTTCGATAATTTTTTCATGATAGTTACAAGTTAGAATGAATCTAGTGTGTCTACTGAATGTTTCCATTAAGTTACGAAGGATTGCCTGTGCGTTTGGTGTCATATAATCAAACTCATCTAATATAATGATTTTGAATCCTTTGAAACCTGCACCACTTGCAAAATTCTTTACTTTATTTCGTACTGTCTCAACATTGTTTTCATCTGATGCATTTATTACCATATAATCACATTCAATTGTGTTTGCTATGATTTTTGCCAATGTTGTTTTACCTGTACCTGCTTTACCATAAAGAAGTAAATGTGGAACATCATTATTATCTAAATAAGATTGAACTTTTTCTTTAAGAAGTTCATTTCCTATATAATCGTTTAAAGTTTGTGGTCTATATTTTTCTACCCACAATGTGTTTTCTTGTTTTACTGATTTGTCTTGTTCAAAGAAACTCATAATTTATATTTTATTGTTTATTATATCCTCTAAGATAGTATTATTTTCTATATATTCCAAACATTTTGCTCTATTTATTGTGGATTTTTCCATCAATTTAGATAACATTGTTTGATATTCATCCTCTGGTAATTCCGATATACGAATTATATTTTGTTTTAATTTTCTAACTGTCAAATCAAAATTATCAAATACATCATTATAATCTATACCCAATTCATCCTCATATGTTTCAAACCCCATTTCTTTTAAAAAAACATATGCTACTTTACTACAAATTATAAATGGTTTTTCTATTAAAAGATTATCTATTGTTTTTTCTGTGATATTACAATAACCGATTGGGTCAGTTCTATATAATGTGTTTTGATTTGATTCAAACATTATTTGAATATCCGATGATAGAGTTACTTCATATAACTTAAGTGTTCCAATATGGTCTTGTATTCCTGCTACTAAATCACTCGTCTTAACTACATTTAAATCAATCTTATCTAAAATAAAAAATTCATGTTTGTATTGTGTAAGTTTATCTGTATTATTATGTAATGTTGCAAACTCTCTTAACTCTCGCATTCTATTTACATAATAATCATTTACCCTTAAATAAATGTTTTCTTTAGCGTGATTTCTAAGTGAGTTTAATAATTCAATTCTTTCATCTTTTTGAGGAAAATTTCTAATACTCAAATCCATTCGATATTGTTTTGGAGTTTTCTTAAAAATATCGTTACAATGATAATGTTGAAATACAATTCTATTTGAAATAAATTTTCTTAATAGAAATCCAAAATCAAATTTTTTATTTGCAAACTCATACCAAAGTGATGTAAAGAATATACAATTTGAATTATCCTTAATTCTTTTAATACTATCAAATATATTAAGTGGCTCTAAATTAGCAGTATCAAAGATATAATATTTACTATTACTACCATATTCTGCTATTCTATCCTGTAATCCATGTATATTGGAGGGTACTATGTGAATACCCTCCTCATATATTGCATCAAATTCTTTATCTAACACAAACCCATTCTTATTCAAAAAGTCAGTTTGATGTTCTTTTAATTTTTCACGTAGTTCATCACCTATTTCATGTGATGGTTCTAATATGATAATTTTAGAAAAATCATTCCAATATTTTGTATTGTAAAACAAAGCCCTATTAGTAGGACTATCTAATGGTCCGTGTAAATATATTTTCATATTATTTTCCAGTTGAACCGAAACCACCTTCGCCTCTTTCGGTGTTATTTAATTCTTCTACTTCTTCAAACTCAATTGGTGGGTATGGGATAATTATAATTTGCATAATTCTATCACCAACTCCATATAAAATTTGGCCATCTTTAGATAAAGATTTTTGATTAAAAGTTGCTTGTATTTCACCTCTATA